TATATACTCCTCCCTTTTTTTATAAACTTTAAAACTTTAAACTCATGGCATGTGATATTGCAAAAGGTAGAGTTGAACAATGCAAGGACCAAGTAGGAGGTCTTAAAGCTGTTTACTTTATCAATTACCAAATAGCTAGAGCTGATGTGACGTACGATGCTACGGATACGGATATGATTACAGCTATTACTAACGTAGATACTTTATACAAATACGAATTAAAAGGAGTAGACAATACTTTTGATCAAGATGTTGTATCTGATAGAAATGCTGGAACTACTTATTTCAGTCAAAAATTAAACATTAGATTGAAGCACCAAGACATTGCTACTCATAAGCAAATCAAATTACTTTCCTATGGTAGGCCGCACATAATAATTCAAAGCAACAATGATCAGTTCTTTATTATGGGACTTGAGCAAGGTGCTGATGTTGTAGGTGGTACAATTTCTACAGGTGGTGAGATGAAGTCTGCATCAGGATATTCTTTAAGCTTTGTTGCTGATGAGAAAGTCCCAGCTAACTTCTTGAATGCGTCAACATCAACTGCGATGTTAGCGTTATTTACAAGTGCGACTTTAGTTACTTCATAGTCTAAATAGTTCACTAGGCTAAGAGGGGATATCGATTAATTTCGGTATCCCTTTCTTTGTTTAAAACAAAATGTAAATCTTTAAGTTATATATACATGATAGTATTAGAGCCTAACACCGACCTGCAAGGTTTCTCAGTTACACCGAGGAATGGAACTATTTTGGGGTTTGCAAATACATATGCAGCTAACAAGATGAAGTTAACCGATGAGGAGACAGGTGTGGTTAGAATTGTCAACATAGCGGTAAATGAATTTTCCGTTGATTATTATTACCATACATATAGTGTTACTTTTAATCCAGCGTTAAAGGAAGGTCACACATACAAAGTGAAAATGTACCTAAATTCTGAGACTTACGAAACTTGGAGAGGGAAGATATTCTGTACTTCGCAATTTACCACAGCGCTAGGTTTCTATGGTGTTACTGAGTATAGTGTTAACAATGGAAAGTATACAGAAAATACAACAACAAACCAATTTATATTAAATGACTAGTAACCACGTTATAGAATTATCTGCATATACATCTCCAGTCGTTACGGAAGACAAGCGTAATGAATGGGTAAATTATGGGGAAGATAATAATTATTTCCAATTCTTAATTGATAGATATTCGAATAGTGCTACACATAGCGCCGTTGTGAATAACATTAGTAGATTAATTTACGGGAAGGGTTTGAGTGCATTAGATGCGTCTAAAAAGCCAAATGACTACGCACAGATGTTAACTCTATTTACAGCAAATGATTTGCGTAGAGTTATCCAAGACTTGTATTTATTAGGTCAAGGTGCATTTCAAGTGCATTACGATAAAGGACATAAGAATGTTGTAAAGGTATATCATATCCCTGTGCAATTATTACGTCCTGAGAAGTGCGATAAAGACGGAAATATTGTAGGATATTACTATTCTGATAATTGGGAGGACCCAAAGAAATTTGTACCTAAAAGATTCGATGCATTTGGGGAAGGTAGCTCAGAGATTGAGATATTAATGATACAGCCGTATTCAGTAGGAGCTAAGTATTTCAGTAGAGTTGATTACCAAGGTGCATTAGAATACACGGTACTAGAAGAGAAAATTAGTGAGTATCTTATTAATGAGGTAAGCAACGGATTCAGTCCGACTACTATAGTAAACTTTAATAATGGAACACCTACTGACGAGCAAAAAGATGAGATAGCTAGAGCTACAATTAGCAAATTAACAGGATCTACAGGTAAGAAAGTAGTAGTTTCATTCAATGAAGATGAATCTAAAAAAACAACAGTTGATAGTATTCCACTTCAGGATGCAGCAGACCATTATCAATACCTATCTGACGAGTGCAGAAGTAAGATATTAACAGGTCATTGTGTAACTTCACCGCTTATATTTGGTATTGCTACGACGACAGGATTTAGTGCAAATGCAGATGAGTTAAAAAATAGTGTAATACTATTTGACAACATGGTAATAAGACCAAAACAAGAAGTATTATTAGAAGCTTTGGATAGTATCTTAGCATTCAATGGTGTATCATTAAAGTTATTTTTTAAGACTTTACAACCTTTAGAATTTGTAGACTTAGCAAACGCACAATCTACGGACCAAGTTAAAGAAGAAACTGGTGTTGAAATGAGTGCAGAAAAGTCAGAACTTGAAATTTTACTAGATGAATTCGGTGAGGTTTTAGATGATAACTATGTATTAATAGACGAAAGAGAAGTAGACCACGACAATGAAGATATTTTAAATAATCATTTACAAGAATTAGAAAGTAATCTATCTACTACTAAACTATCTTTAATTGATAAAATATTGAATTTTGTATCTAGTGGTGTAGCAAGACCTACAGCAATTTCTGCACAAGATAAGATAGTTAAAGGTACTATGTTTAAGGTACGTTATAAATATACAGGTAATCCTAATCCGCAAAGAGATTTTTGTCGAGTAATGATGAATTCTAAAAAGGTATATCGTAAAGAAGATATAGATAGAATGAGTAAAAGTGTAGTTAATAAAGGTTTTGGAGAATTCGGTGCAGATACATACGATATTTTTAGATTCCATGGTGGACCGAGATGCTTACATAAATGGTCTAGACAAACTTTTATGTTAAATGATAAAGATACATTTGAGCAAATAGGTACTAGAGCAGCCGAAATAAGAGGGTATAAAGTCACTAATCCTTATGAAGTTTCTGTATATCCTAACAACTTACCTTTAAAAGGATTTAGTCCAAGAAATGAAAATTTACCATCAGACGTTAAATAATTATGGCAGAAGCATTACTAATAGGGAAAGCAGATTTACAAGCGTATACGGCATTAAATGCTAATGTAGACTCGGACAAGATAATACCATTCATAAAGATAGCTCAAGACATTTGGGTGTTACAATACGTAGGTACTGACTTAATGACTAAGATTAAGAGTGATATCGCAGCAAGTACGTTAACAGGTAACTATGCAACATTGGTAAATACTTATTTGAAACCGATGTTGATCCATTTCACGATGGTTGAATATTTACCATTCGCAGCTTATTCAATTTCTAATAAAGGATTGTATAAGCATAGTTCTGAGAATGCGGAGATAGTAAGCAAGGAAGAAGTTGATTATTTGGTAGAGAAAGAAAAACGTATAGCTGAAAATTACGCACAAAGATTCTTAGATTATATGTGTGATAACGAAGCATTATTTCCTGAATATCAAACTAACACTAACGGCGATGTTTTGCCACAAAAAAAGAATTACTTATCAAATTGGTATATATGATTAGAGAGGTATACAAGCCTAAACAAAACAATGTTATTAAATTAGAGTTATATCTTAAGAAGATAAATAAAGATGGCAAACAAAAAGATAAGCGAACTAACGGCAAAGGCATCACAGTTACAGGATGATGATTTATTAATAGTTTCAGATTATAACGGTGCAACGTATGATACAAAGTCAGTTACAGGTGCAAATATAAGACCATTTACGACTATATTATTTAATTTGTCTCAAACAGGTACATCTGCTCCTACAAAGAATTTTAGTTACGAAACAGAAGTATCTCAAACATTTACGCTTTCTCGCACTTCAACGGGCATATATAAGATAACATCATCTTCTGCATTATTTACATCTGCCAAAACATTTGTAACTATTACCCCTGGTGGATCTTCTTCTGGAATATCTTATGGTGGATATAGAAATAGTACTACTGAGATTGTGTTTTACTCTGCAAATTCAAGCGGTTATATAGATGCCGTGTTAGATTTAGCAAATTTAGAAATCAAAATAATAAAATAAGATATGAGCTTACCAAATTTAGATAGATTAGTTGCTACGAAAGGAACTAAATTAGTTAACGACACTACAGAGGTTACTGCTACGATTGCTGGGATTTTTGTATTAGAAGACACAGTATTTGCATCGATTAAAGTAGGTGGTGTAGACGTTAAGAGTACATATATTACTACTCCTGGAACTGCAGTTAAAGCGGGTGCATTAATTACAGGAGCTGGTGTATTATTCAGCGGTGTTGACTTAACAAGCGGTTCGGTAAATCTTATTCTAGGGTAGTATGTTCTACGGATACGGAATTCTTAATAATCACGTTCCAACGTTAAAGGCTACTGCTATGCGAGGTGGTGCGAGTGCTAGTCCATTTTTGACTAGTTTACACGCTGTTTACAAAGCTGAATCAAATGCAAATGATTCATTAGGCACATACAACGGAACAGCACAAGGGGGTTTGACTTATACAGCTGGTAAAAGTGGAAATGCTTTTACTTTTAATGGAACTAATGCTTATGTAACATTAAGTCCTTCGGCTTGTATTTTTGGAACTAATTCTATGTCTATGTCTTTGTGGTTTTATCCGAATAGTGGCAATGTTATACAATCACTCGTGCACAAAGGGATGACAACTTCTTTTTCCCCTGGGTTTGAAATATTACTAGATAATAGGTTCAACTCTAATCAAAGAGGTATAACATTTGGATTAAGTGACGGTGTTGATTTTGAAGTAATATCTACCGTAGGTTCTTATACTGCGACTAGTTGGAATCATTTGATTTGTACTTGGGATGTTGTTAATAAAACTGTTAAAATATATATAAATGGGGCGGAAACTACATATACACAAGTTTCTGTTACAAACGCTGGTTTTAGTGGTATATCAAGTTTTGATAATGATATTGTTAATGTTCAAATTGGTAGATATGATACTTCTTATTATTTGAATGGTAAAATCGATGAATTAAATTTTTGGAGTAAAAAACTAACATCTACAGAAGTAACTGAATTATATAACACTGGAACAGGTAAATTTTATCCTTATTAATTATGATTAAAGTAAGACAATTAACACTAGAACAAAAGAATATCCTTATAGGTCAAGTATGGGGTTATCAAGGTCAATTTTTTAATCCTATTTTAGATGCTAACAATGTTTGGTTTATTTCCAATGAAGAAGTAAACGGATGTACATTACAGCAAGCTGAATCTATTCCTTGTGATGCATGGTTATTGACATTGCCCGAAATTGATTATAATCCTGTAGTAACTGAGTTTATATAATGAACGAGGTAAGGTCGATATTAGAGCAGATTCGCAAAATGAAAACACTAGTTGTTATTGTTCTACTAATCGCGTTTATACTATTTTACTACAAGGCTTTGATTACGGAAGTAGTCGAAAGAAAAGTAAAGATAGACGAGGTTAAGAAAGACATTAACAATAATGTTCTAGTACAACAAATGCTAAACGACCTTATCTTAAGATATAAAGCAGATCGCGCGTACATATTCCAGTTTCACAACTCAATTATGTACTACGATGGAAACCATCGTAACCATCAATCGATGAGCTTTGAAGTGTGTGCTAATGGTATATCTTCTGAGGCTGCTAACTTGCAAAATTTACCCGTTAGTTTATTTCCTGTGTTCTTACAGCAGATACTACTAGATAGGTTGCAATACCAATGCATAGACAATATTAAGGAAACTAGCACAAAGATTGCATTAAAAAGACAAGGTATTAAGAGTCTATACATAGCGCCTTATTTCCTAGATGGTAATTTTGTAGCTTATATAGGCTTGGACTTCGTAAAGGAAGAATATCAAGGGGAATTTGACTACCACGAATTTAAGAGCTTAACAAACGAAATAGGTACAATTTTAACAACAAGATAGATATGAAATTCATTGAAAGACTTAAGGCTAGAACACCAAAGAAAAATAAGCTAGGTGTAAAGGTAGCTACAATATTAGGAGCAGTTGCATTAAGTGTAGCAGAAAGCGGTGCAGTTGATAACAGACCAGTTATTAAGATTGGATTAGAGGTATTGTCAGTTAAGCTTGGAGCTATCGCAGTTTATAACGCGCAAAAAGTTGAGGAAGATGTTAACGACTAAACAACTAGTAAAAAAATATGGGCAACCATCTGAAAATGGCGGTGCATATTTAGTGACTATTAATTTGCCTTATCCAATGCGTTTATCTTGGGATAAGAAAATAAAAGTTAGTAAAATGGTTTGTCATAGACTTGTATCAAATAACTATTTGAGAGTGTTTAACGAATTATTAGCTACTTATGGTTATGATAAGATAGTTGAGCTAGGAATAGACCTTTTTGGCGGGTGTTTCAACTTTCGCAAAATGCGAGGTGGTTCAGATTGGAGTCGACATTCATGGGGTGTAGCAATAGATTTAGATCCTGAAAGAAATCTACTTAAAGAAACTTCTGCCACAGCTAGATTTGCAAGACCTGAATACAAACAAATGATTGATATTTTCTATAAACATGGATTTGTTTCGCTAGGCAAAGAAAAGAATTATGATTGGATGCACTTTGAGATAAAAGAATAACAACACATACTATAGTATAGTACGTTTGACGCAATCTTTAAAAGGGTTGCGTTTCTTTTTTTAAACTTTTTTTCTTGAATTGTTATTTTATTATAATAAAAGTATTATATTTGTCCATATAAACATTTAAAATATAAAAAGATGATAGAGTTAATTGTAGGCGGTTTTATTTATTATGTAATAAATACTATCGAAAAAGACAGAAAGCACATGAAACGCGTTAAAAAGATGAAAGAAACGTATTTTACAGATGATAGACCAAAATACTATACAAGTTTATGAAATTAGCAAAAATAATATTAGTGGTGATAATAATAACAATAGCATGGCAGGTATTAGTAAAGAATTAAGAGCTGAAATAAAATGGAACGTAATGTTTTATTCAGCATATAGATTAAAAAAGAAGTATAAGGTATCTGTAGGTTATCTAGCGAACTTAAAACTTGAAAATGAACGTGAGTATAACATAAGTTCTAAAGCGGTGTTAGGTAGCAAGACTGCACCATATTTTACAGAAGATGAAATGTTAAATGGGTTTAGTGCGAGATATGAAGATTTAAGCCCTAGTGAGAAAGCAATATATAATAGATTATGAAGAAATGTTTTACATGCAGAAATAATTACCCTATGTTTATGTACCATTTAGATGACTCTAAATACAAGATAAAAGCAAATAAGGGTAAGACTATCGAATGCAGATTTTGTTCACTTAAACGCAATCTAAATGATAAAGGCTTTACGCATCGTATAGATGGGAAGTTTACATTTACACACGCAACCAAAATAAAAATAATACTTAATTTTTTTAAACGATGAATTTAAACCAGTCTAAATAAGGCTGGTTTTTTTATTGTGTAAAAACAATTGCCTAAATACGTAGTTACTTATTTGTACCAATACGTATTTTAAATGGTTGAATTTAAAACCGAAATGATAGAGCTCTATAAGAAAGGAGTTAATATCACTAAAATTGCAAGGAAAATCTGTGCAGAAAATAACCTGGAATATACAGACAGCAAACGAAGATTAGCTTCTGAAATCATAAGCAGAGAAAAAAGTCGTGGCGTATTTGAAGAATGTGAAGCCGTTGGAATAGACCCCGAGAAAATAAAAAACTATTGGTATAAAGGTAAACACTACTCTATCAATGTTAAAGGCGAAACGGACCAATTTAAGTATGAAGACTTTAAAGAAGACTTTATTGCATCTGTTAAGGATATTAAACCTAACTACATTCAGATAATTCGTACTGAATCAGAGGAAGAATCACACTGCTTACTTATCGATCCAGCCGACATTCACTGCAATAAGCTATGCTCAGTGTTTGAAACAGGTGAGGAATACAATACTCAGATAGCAGTGCAACGCGTTAAGGATGGCGTAGCGTCGATTTTAAGCAAGTCTAAAGGCTTTAATATAGATAAGATAATACTTATTGTAGGCAACGATGTTTTAAACACTGACAACACGCGAAATCAAACGACAAAGGGGACCCAGCAGTCGACACATTTACTTTGGTTCGATGCTTTCTTAATGGCTAAGCAACTATACATCGACATTATTAGTACTTTAGTAGCTATTGCGGACCTGGAAGTTGTCTATAATGTATCTAATCACGACGAGATGTCAGGGTTTTTCTTAATGGATAGTATATACTCCTGGTATAACGACCATCCAAACATAAAATTCGATAGGTCACCATCACATCGTAAATACACAACGTACGGAAAGAACTTAATAGGCACAACACATGGAGACGGAGCTAAACAAACAGATCTTCCTTTATTAATGTGCCATGAAGCTAGTCAACATTGGCACGATTG